ATAGTTTGGTTATACGATCATAACCTCCCACTGCTCAAGCAGCTTCACAAAGCCCATGAGGGTCGTATAGAGGCAAGTATAAACGATCCCATCCGTTATGGGTTTGATCTGCCGGGTTGGGAACGCATCCGCGAGGGGTTGCAAAGCTATAATGAGTGTTTGGCTCTCGGGGGAAACAGGTCTGGTAAGACCACTGGTTTTGCGAAGATAGTGATGGAGGCCGTTACGGAGAGTCGGGATGGTCATGTGGTATGCTTTAGTCAGAATGAGGACACCTCCATTAAGGTGCAGCAAGCTGCGATATGGGAGATGATGCCTCGTGAGATGAAGAAGAAGACCAAAAGTATGGATGGTTACATCAACTTCTCCATGCAAAATGGCTTCACTGGTAAAAGCTTCATCTTTCCAGATACCCGAACCAGGGTAGATTTCAAGACATACACTCAGTTTAGCAACAACCAAACCATCCTTGAAGGGTTCGAATATGGGTTTCCGGATCCCGATGGCATAAATATTGGTGCTTGGTTGGATGAATATTTGGGTGACGCTACGCTAGTAAACACGTTGAGGTTTCGTTTAGCCACCCGAGATGCGGTGATGGGTGTAGGGTTTACACCTATAGATGGCTACACACCTTTCATCTCTGATTACCTCAAGAACGTCGAAACATTGGAAACTAGGGGTGCAGCCCTCATAGAGGGCCGCGAAGTCCCTGTGCGGCAGTACAGCCCCTCTAGGGATGCTTCTGTGGTATATTTGCATTCCGACGAGAACCCATTCGGGGGGTATGAGCGTATAGCGAAAGATCTGAGAGGTAGACCAGAGGAGGAAATACTTGTCCGTGCGTATGGTGTTCCGGTCAAGAGTATGACCTCTCTCCTTCCTCTCTTCAACACTGAGGTGAATGTGTTGAGTGACAAGAAGGAGAATAAGTATGGCATGACGTTTCCCGATGTGTCCAACAAGGAAAGATATACCATTTATCAGGTGGTGGACCCTGCGGGTGCCAGAAACCATGTCTCGATATGGGCTGCCGTTGATGATCGGGATAATGTATACATCTGTCGGGAGTGGCCTGATTGGGACACATATGGAGAATGGGCTGAGTTTGGGGATCCCAAGTGGAGGTATGGTCCTGCTTCCAAGAAGATAGGGTTGAGCGTCCATGGATATTGCGAGTTGTTCGATGAGGTGGAGGATGACTTGGGTGTAGAGGTATTTGAGCGAATTGGTGACTCCAGGTTCTTTGCCAAGGAGAACGAGAACAATGAAGATTTGTTTATGTCCTTCGAGGAGTATGGATTTACATTCGTTCCATCCGATGGCCGGATGGAGGAGGTGGGATTGTCCGCATTGGATGAGTGGTTTAATTACAACCCAAATGAGCTGATTGATGCGGCCAACCGCCCGAGGTGTTACATTCACGAGAGCTGCCGCAACCTTATCGACAGTCTCATCAACTACAACTCAAAGGGGAAAATGGACGAACCCCTTAAGGATTTCTTTGATGCTATACGCTATTTGCGAATGGCAAATTTCGGAGAAGGTCCTGTCCACGTAACCGCTCGCGACTTAGCCGTCACTCGTCGAGCTTCTGGAGGATATTAAATGAAAATAAGACTAAGCGAATTAGCCCGTCAGGGCCATTATGAGTGGGATGATCTATTGGCATTGGCCAAGGAAAAACTGTCCGATGATATGATAACTGGTGTGGGTAAGAACACCTGGATAAGTGAGGAAGGCCAAGATATCCTCTCGGAGGCTGTTGATGTCCCAGAAGCCACTCCAGCCCACTACAAGGGACAGGTTATCAAAGTGGCTCCAAATAAGAAGTATGTATATGCTTATATTAGGGAAAACAGCATGAAGGTTCCAGTCTTGGTACCGAAGAAATTGGCTCAAAAGCTAGTAGGCAAAATTATTTTGATAGAAGCTATACGGGATGTCAGTGGAACGTCTTACAGGTACAGAAGAACGTAAGCTGGATTCGTTGGTTCTGTGTCGTAGCTGGCAGTCAGAACAAATCGATCGATTGCTTGGGTGGGAGGTCTGGAGGGCGTTCGCCACAGGAAATTGGCATGCCGTTATGGATCCCATCGATTTTTGTGATAGAATAGGCGTTAATAAAAACTACACCCAGGTAGTCGTGGAGAGAGTCTGCGAAAAAGTGAAACACATTTAACATGGAAACAGACTATTCCAAAGCCATTACATATGTTGCCAAGGAGCCGGACATAGAGGCTTTGCGTCAAGCATACCAAACCACCGACACTGAGCTTGAGTCTTATTACCACTTGTGCCGCACGTCTTACGACGATCGCCGCAACTGGTGGCCGGGGAAGAGTCGGGACTTGCGTAAGCATGGTGCTGATGCGTTTCCATGGGATGGTGCGTCTGACTTGGAAAGTCATGTTATTGATGAGCGTGTTACCCGGCTAGTATCTTTGTTTATGTCCGCCCTAAACCGAGCGAACATCCAGGCTTTCCCTGTTGAGGTGGCTGATGTGCCAAGATCTAAGGTGGTAAGCAACTTCTTGAAGTGGATGACTACGTCAGGATACATTCCACGCTTTAAGCGTGAAGCGGAGCTGGCGGCCAACTACTTCTTGGAGCGTGGTATTATGATCACCTATTGCGGGTGGTTGATGGAAGACCGCACCTTCAAACAAAAATTTGACATGCAGCGTATTGCCGCTGCTGACCCCAACCTAGCCCAAATGATATTGGATGGCACTCAAGATGATGAGGTGGTTATTCAGATGCAGGCGGTGATTAAGGTGACAAAGAAAAACGCAAGGAAGGCATTGAAAGATTTGCGTCAGTTTGGCATGGCTGAAGTGCCTACGGTGAGGCGGCAGATCAATGCACCTGAAGTAAAGACATTGGCTCCCGATGGTGATTTCATTTTTCCTGCATATGTCACAGACCCCCAACGTGCGCCATATTGTTTCTGGCGTACCTACTACACCGCACAAGAGTTGCAAAACAAGGTGATTACGGATGGGTGGGATGAAAATTTCGTGGAACACATCGTCTCTAACTTCTCTGGAGTGAACATAAACTCCTTGGAGAGGGAACAGGAGGGAAGGCGTAGCATATCAATAACTGACGATGCTTACGAGGCCGAGGAACTAGTAGAAATAATACACGGATACCAGAGATTGATCGATGAGGCCGACGGGTCAGAAGGGATCTATGAGACAGTGTTCCACGAATCTTTTTCGGGCGATAAGGGCTTAGGTATACCTGGGTATGCTAAGTTCGAGTTGCTCAATGGCTATGAGGACTACCCTGTGGTAGTCACACGTTTTAGCGAGGATACTAAGCGTTTATATGACACCATGAATGTTCCATCGCTTCTGCGGGGAATACAAAGCCAAGTAAAGGTAGAACGCGACAGTCGCATAGACAGCAACAGCCTGTCCACCCTTCCTGCCGTTACGCACCCGAAGGGACGTAAACCCGAAGAGATAGGTCCAGGAAGATTTATTCCGGAGGTGAGAGCTGGTGAGATAAGGTTTATGCAAGGACCGGGTTTCAACCCCGGATCGGTTGAGATGGAGAACAATCTCCAAGAGCAGGCCGATCGCATGGTGGGGTTGGATGAACAATCTCCCCTATCTGGAGTGAGGCGTCAATTTCTGGTAGATAAATATTTGCAGCACATGGCCGAGGTAATCGCGTTGTGCTACCGAAACTTCCAGAGGTTTGGACAGGATAATATATTTTTTAATGTTACCGGAGTTCCAGATCCTCAAATGTTCAGTAAAGGCAACCCTGACGAAAACTTTGATATTACCATTAGTTTTGATGTTCTCAATGCCGATGGTGACAAGCAGGAAGCCAAAATGAATCAACTACTTTCCTTGGTCCAGATGGACCGGAATGGCCGTATAGATATGGACAAACTCCTATCTGCAATAGCTTCTTCTATCGATCCCGTTTTAGCGGATGGCGTGATGAGGCCAGTAGAAGCGGCACAAGACCAAATGTTAAAAGACATCACTGATGACTTATCCAAAATTTATGCAGGCATCGAAGTTCCGGCAAGGCCGAATGGCTCTCAAGCGGCTATTCAAATCATTCAACAATATACTCAGCAACCGGATGTTCAAGAGCGTTTGCAGCAAGATGAGGCTTTTGCAGCCCGTCTTCAGAAGTATGCTGGACAGTATCAGTTCGCTATGCAGCAAGCTCAAAACGCCCAAATAGGTCGTATAGGGACGCAACCAGCCCAGATGGGACAGATGCAAACTCAAGGCATGCAGAAGTAATGCCGGATAATAAAAGTACATCTCAATACGGAAAAGACCGAGAACACTTCCTGAATTTAAACAGGATGGCTAAGTCGGTTAGAAAGTATTTTGGAAAAAATCCTGTGGTGGAAGCTGCCATTTATGGAAACTCTGGCGTAGAGACTGGAAACAGTTTTGCATACGACCAGAAGCAATATGGTGGTGGCGGAGGATATGGTGTTTTCCAATTTGATTTTCACAAACCTTATTACAGGGAATATCTGGAAGAGGAGGGCTTGCCGGATAACACGGATAATCAAGTGAGGTATGTTTACGAAAACATATACGGAAAAAAGCAGAATGTTCTTGGTGCAGGCAATGCCAAGAAACTCAGAGAGGCATTCCAATCTGATGATCCAGAATTTGTAAGTGATAAGTTTATGGAAATATTTCTTCGTCCAGGAAAACCTCACCGCGATCGGCGTGTAGATCTTTCCAAGAAATACCATAAACAACTAGTAAAAGCATATGGCGACGAGTCCGGAGAATGATGTAGCTTTTCTTTCGAAGTACGAGCAGTTTGCTCGCTTCATTAACATCATCAAACAACGCCGGGAATCTTCAATAGCCCGCCTACGCGGATCCTCTCCCGATGAGGTGATGCAAATATCTGGAGAAATATCGGCATACGATGACATCCTCCAAGATTGCGACTACGAAGATCTGCTAAAAAAATGGCATGCTTATGTGGAATGAGTTGTTTCCTGTGATATAATCACGGCTCGCCATCGCTAGGCGTAATAAGCGGAAACAGCAAAACACATGAGTGAAGTAGTCGAGGCGATCGCTGATGCCTCTCAAAACACAGCGGAAAACACTAATATATCCGCGTCTGACTTTGAAATTAGACGTGCCAGGCAAATGGAAGAGCAAGCTGTTCCTCCTACACCTGAACCGGAGGCTGAGGAGTCTTCCATTTCTGAGGATGTTGAGACTGAGTCCCAACCCCAGGAGGAAGAAGAAGTCCAAAGCCAGACAAATGTTCTTTCAAATATCGACTTGGATAATTTATCCGAGACGGAAATAAAGCAACTCTCCGAGGCATTATCCAGCCGGGCGGTTGATCGTTTTGGTCAACTCACCGCAAGGGCTAAAGCTGCCGAAGAGAAAGCAAGAGATCTTGAGGATAACTTAAAGACCCAGCAAGAGCAGGTTCTTTCGGCCACTTCTGAAATCGAGAACAATCCCTACGACGATCTGAAAAGTGTCTCGGACATCCAAAACAAAGCCAAAGAAATCAATGATGTGATTGAATGGGCTGAGGATGTCCTATTTGAGTCTGCCGATTACGGACCTGATGAACAGGTTACCGAATCAAATGGGCAGGCTATGACAAAATCTCAGGTGCGTGAAGCGCTGAAACAAGCCAGGAAGTCTCGTGATAAATACCTACCGGATCAATTCCGCACGGTAAAGAAGGTGGAGGATGCAACTAAGCTACGCAAGGAATATGGTCAGAAAGCTATAAAGGAGTTCAAGTGGCTAGGCGACAAAGAAAGCGAGCAGACTAAACAGTTTGTGCAGCTAGCCAGCCAACCCGCACTCAAAAAGGCTTATGAGCAAAATCCTGATTTAAGCTGGCAGTTGCCTTACCTATTGGCCCATTCGGTTAATAGCATGTACGGCGGCAAGTCTAAGCCATCCACAAATGCACAAGATGCATTCAAGCCATCTCCGCCCAAAAGTCCGTCTCCGGCTGGAGCCAAGTCCGATAAGTCTGAGGACAGTTCGTCCAAAGCACTGAAAGATTTGTCATCACGGTTTAAGGAATCTGGCAACAAAGACGACTTCCAGAAATTACGAGAAGCGCGCTGGTCGCGACATCTCACCTAACCTGAACACCTAAAATGGCATTATCAAATACATACGATACAACTAATCCAGGTTCGGCTGTTTCCAACCGCGAAGATCTTAGCGATGTGCTAACCATCTTGGCTCCCGAGGAAACTCCGGTCCTGTCATCACTACCAAAAGTTGCCGCTACTGGCACTTTCCACGAATGGACTGTAGATTCTCTTTCATCTCCCACTACTGCGGGTATTGCTGAAGGAGCTGACGTTACCACTTTCACTGACCAGTTCAGTGGCCGCGCACGTCTTGGAAACTACACTCAGAAGTTCCGCCGGGACTACATGGTCAGCGACCTCCAAGAGGCTGTTGATTCTGTTGGACCTGCTAAGATCGCCCAGGCTGAAGCTAAGGCTATCCGCGAACTGAAGCGTGACGTTGAGGCTACTTTGCTTTCAGCTAACGACCGTGCCGTAGAAGACGGTGCTGGTACCGTTTACAAGTTGCGTGGACTTGGCGATTGGATTGATTCCGCTGGACCGTCTGACGTTCCTTCTGCTTTCCGTACTCCCGCCGATAGCATTCACGCTACTGGTGCGTTCACGGAAACCGCGATGAACAACATCATCACCTCCATCTATCGCGTTAGCGGCAGCACCAACTCTCTGACGTTGGTTGCAGACACCGCTCTTCGTCGGATTATCAGCGACTTTGCTCGCTTGGATCCAGATGGTTCCGGTGCCGGAACTTCCATCCGCAACGTAAACTACAACGGTGAATCCGCTCAGATTAAACTCTCTGTTGAGCTTTATCAGTCTGACCACGGCATTGTTTCCGTTATCAACATGAACCCAGATTGCGCACCTGACACAAGCAACAAGGACACTGGCTACTTTGTCAATCCTGAGTATGCTTGCATCAGCGAACTAATCCCCATGGGCAGCAGCCGTCTTCCAAATCAGGGCGGTGGTGAAAGAGGATACGTTGATTGCGCGCTTACGCTCGGAGTCTACCATCCTGGCGCACATGGTAAAATCACTGCAATCGCATAAGGAGGTAAATTATAATGGCTATCGAACTAAAAAAAGTACGCAACGCTGAAACATTGGCTCTTGGTTTTAACCACGAAGTTGAAATTGACCTGTCTACACTCGGAACAACTGCTGGCTCTGCCACTGCTGTTGACATCCAAGTTGGTGAAGCTGCAATGGCTGGTGGCGTTTACGCTGCTGCTATTATCGTTGACGAGCTTGTCGTCGGAACCAGCATCACGGATGCCACGATCGCTATTGGCGATGATGGTGACGCTGATGGTTTCGTTGATGAAGTGGACGTTTTCAACGACAGTGGAAACCTCGGCAAGATCTTCACCAACACTGGTGCCTTGCTTGACGATGGATTGCACTTGGTTAGTGCGGTTGACCTCACCTACAACTTTACAGGTGAAGGACCGGACGTAGCTACCGCAGGTAAGATTCGTTTGTTGATGGATTATCATCCAACAGCAGGAGAACTCTACGGAGCGTAACTGAATTAAGTTATCATTTCAAGGGGAGGTCAGGCCAGTTCTGGCCTCCCTTTTTCTTTTATATGAATATTATTACATCCCTTCCAAGGTACAGTGATGGAGAAGTAAATCGAGCGTTCATGCGTGAGATTATGACCGGGTTGAAGTTTGAAAAAGCTACTGAAGAATCCCGGACAAATATCGCTAGGAAGGAAGCTGCGGAACTCAAGGGCAAGGAACATCCAGTTCTGGGAAAGCCCGTAGCAGTAATGCCGCATAGGGAGTTCTTCAGACTAACAAAGAAGTACGGAAACGACACCGTGCATTCTAAAGAATTTATACAAGATTACAACAAGAGGTTCAAGGATCTCTCACCTAACAACGCGTAATGCAGGATAAAGCTAATAAAGACTTGTATGATTTGATATCCGCCCTAGCGGGTACATCAGATTTTACCACTGCTGAAATAGCTCATCTATTAGCTTTAGCAAATCGCCGGATGTACGAAGCGTACAACCGCACTCCATATTGGGCTAGATACCTCATCTCCGCAGAACCACGCACCATTGAAAACCAGATATGTCCATTCACCCAAGACGGTTACTATGTTTTTGGGGCAGGAACTGATGGCGTTAATGGTTTGTATAAACTGAACGGCACAGAAAACGGACAGTCGGCGTACACACACTACGACACCACTGATATATCTGCCACCGCCATAGAGAGCGGAACAGTGTACCAAATCGAGTATGCTGGGTCTTCCGACTTTACCTCAATTGGTGCAGGAAGCAATAACGCTGGAACCATTTTTACGGCATCAGCATCCACTACAGGAACGGGCAAGGTCAAAACTGCCGCATTCAGTATTATTAGGAATAGCGGAAATAGTGCTTGGATAATCATAGAGGGTTTTCCAACTGCTACTGAAACCGCATACTACTCCCTAAGCTCAACTAGTATAACGGAAACAGGCTGGTCGATCGGAACGTCTACCTCAGCTAAGGCAAATACCCCACGGGTTAGAGACTTAAGCGACATTGGGGAGTTTGTTCGTATTCATAGAAACCAAGCGTTCCTTAATATGTCTTCTGTAGAGTACGAGTTTGGCGTTCAAACTGATGGCGCACATATTCTTAATGTAGTAGACGCACAGGAAAGCCAAGTTTGGATTACGTACAAAAAACCAATCACCTTGCTAACCAGTTTAGATATTGATGGATCTGGATCTTTGAATCAAGTACCACAAGAATTTTTCTATTACATGGCTCACGCCACATACGCTGATTTTCTCCGAATGGATGGACAGCACAATAAAGCCTCGTTTGAGGAGCAAATTGCCGAGAACTATCTAGGCGAAGAAATGGATAACCCCCAACAAGTAGCAAACAACAACACTATAGGCAAACGCTTTAGAACTCACGTATCTCAACAATCACGATAATGAACTCAAGAACCTCAAACTTATATTTAGGTAACCCGAACCCGAACGCAACAAATCAAAATCTTACAGTTTCTAGCTCTGCTGTTAGCCTTACCGCACCTCACGGAGACACTGATTATGTAATAATTGATGTGCAAGACAATGATGTTTACGTCACTTTTGACGGAACTACTCCTAGTGCGTCCAATGGACACGTACTCCCCGATGGACAGGGGTTGCTTGTGATTAGTGCAAATGCGGCAAGAGCAGCTAAATTCCTTAGATACTCAAGCAGCGATGGGGTTATCCACGCAACACAGTTCGTTGACTAATGAGAAATGTCGCCTTTAATATGATTAACGAGGGTCTGAGGCTTGCTCAGGCTGGTTTTAGATCTATCGGTGGTTTTCTCACTTGGACGAACTTTAACGCTCAATTAATTACAGCGGCAGATGCCAATGGCCACAACGATTCAGATTCAGAGTTTAACGCCTTCGTTGATTACATATTTTTTAATGCCTCAGCTTTTAACTTATCTGACGGATCAGCTTTAGACACTGCTTTAACGAACGAAACTATGAGCATAGCAAACTTAACAACTTATGCAGCAGCATATACACCTTGATAAAATGAAGAAACTATTACCTATATTGGCTTTGCTTGCTCCAGTTTTTTTGCTGGGCCAAAGCATTACACTGGACTCGGAGTGGGACACTACTACCAAGATTAACACGCACACTACCGACCAAAATTTCATAGTCCAGAGTGGAACAGTGGATATTAACTTGGTAAATCTTACGGATGCTACACAGCTCATTATATCATCTGGGGCCATTACGGTGACAAATACCCTTCATAGCGTTAGGGGTGAGTCAAACGATACACCAGATCAGGTTGACTCTATAGCAGGTGGCGTAACAGGAGACTTGCTTATCCTGACAGTTGACACGGGCGACACCATTACATTTGCTAACGGAACTTCAGGTTCAGACAATCTTGATTTTGCAGGACAGGACGTTGTTTTGGACAGCATAAACGAGAGGCTAATGCTAGAGTACAACGGCACAAATTGGATAATTATTTCTGTATCTCCGTTTGTTATGGGAGTGTCTAGCGTTGAGCTTAAGGGCGGCGTTAATGCTTTATCCG